GAAAAGCGCAACGGCATTCTTTCCAGCATTGCGCAGGGTGCGGGCGTTGTGACCCGTACTTTTGAGCAGAAGCCCGCCGCAGAGGAAAACGGCGATCCCGCCGCTTCTCCCGAATACCGTTCCGCGTGGCTGAAACAGCTTCGCCGCCTTCCCCTGTCCGACGCTGAAAAGCGCGCGTATAGCAACGTGACCGGAGCGGGCGCGGAGGTTATCCCCGTTCAGACCGCAAACGAGATTATCAGCAAGGTAAAGAAACTTGCGCCTATGCTGAATGAAGTTACCCTTCTTCACGTCAAGGGCGCTGTCAAGTTCGCCGTTGAGGGCGTGAACAACGAAGCGGCTATTCACGCAGAGAACGCCGCCATTACGCCCGCCGCTGATACTCTGACCACCGTTCAGCTTTCCGGCTATGAGATCATCAAGCTGGTGCAGATTTCCGATACCGTTATGACTATGAGCATTGCGGCTTTCGAAAGCTGGATCGTCAATATGCTGGCGGAAGCTATCGCCCGCAAGGTTGAAGATTTTATCATTAACGGCACAGGCACTTCCCAGCCGAAGGGCATTGCCGCCGCGAACACTTGGGACGCAACCAACAGCGTTTCCGTGGGTGCTTCCGCTTCCCTTACCGCCGCAAACGTGCAGGCGCTGATCGGACTTCTGCCTTCCGGTTACGACAGAAACGGCAAGTTCGTTATGAACAAGCGTACCCTGTTTACCGATTTCATGCCCTTGCAGGACAACAGCAAAAACCACATTGTTTCCGTACAGGGCAACAACTACTTCGTGTACGGTTATCCCGTTCTTCTGTCCGACTACGTGGCGGATCACGAAGCCTTCCTGGGCGACTTCAAGAAGGTTTGCGCCAACCTTGCCGAAAATATCGGCGTGAAGAATGCTTACGACATCGACACCAACAGTTACAAGTACAGCGGTATTGCAATCTTCGATTGCGTTCCCGCAATCGGCGAAGCATTCGTGAAGCTGGCGAAGGCTTCCGCCTAATTTGTGGAGGTATGACGAATGCTTGACAAGGTAAAGCTGGCGTTGCGTATCAGCGGAAGCGCCTTCGACGACGAAGTAACCGACTTGATTAACGCCGCGATCGCCGATCTTCGCCTTGTCGGTATCATCGTTCCGGAAAATGCGGGATCGCCCGAAGCGACGGGCGATCCCCTTATTTCGCGCGCGATCGTACTTTACGCAAAGGCGGAATTCGGCTTCAATGACGACGCGGAAAAATACCGCAAAGCATACGACTATCTGAAATGCGCCTTGTCGTTAGCGGGCGACTATATCGAGGAAAGCGGGGGCGAATAATGAGATGGAGCGAACAAATCACATTGATTGCGCTTGCCGATCCTTCCCCGCGCACGAATGAACACGGCTTCCCCGTTCCGCACACGGAAACCGCAACAACGGTATTCGCCGACAAGAAATCCGTGGGTTATTCGGAGTTCTACAAGGCGGCGCAAGCGGGCTACACAACGGAATTGAAGTTTGATGTTTATTCGTTTGAGTACACCGGACAGCAGATCGTGGAATATCCCGTTTCGAGCGGGACGCGGTACAGAGTTCTTCGGACTTACCTTCACGGGAACGGGGAATTTACCGAATTGACGCTTGTAAACCTTCCGGAAGCGGAAGGGGGCGGCGCAGATGGCTAAATTAACCGTAACAGGGCTTGAAGAAGCGGAAAAAGCCATGCTTCGGCGCGAAGAGGGGGCAGAACAAGCCGTTTCGGAAATGCTGAAAGCTGGCGGCGCGGTTGCTCAAAAGGCGCAACAAAGCGAGATCAAAACACGATTTAACAGCAGACGAAGCACGGGTGCGCTTTTAGCGTCCATCAAGGTTAGTTCCGTCAAGGAAAAGGACGGGGCAAAATTGGTGGAGGTTGCGCCGACCGGAAAGGATCGGCACGGGGTACGCAATGCCGAAAAAGGCTTCGTGCTGAATTACGGGCGTTCAAATATGCCCGCGCGTCCGTGGTTTACGGCGGCGGCTGAAAAAAGCGGCGAAGAGGTTTTAACCGAAATGCGCCGTGTATGGGAGGAAAAGCAGAAATGAACGTTGACAGCTTATTGAAAAACACGCTTGATGGGCTGGGCGTTCCCGTCGAACGTCTGAAATACGGCGGGAAGGCGGATTGCTTTATTACGTATCAGCTTGTCGTGGGGCGTGAAACGTACTTTTCGGACGATGAAAACGGCGCGACGGAATACACGTATCAAGCGCACATCTATTCGAAAACGGATTTCTTCGACCTATTATCCCGCATGATACAGGCGATCAAAGCGGCTGGATTTTACGGGGTAACGATTGATCCGGAAGTGTACGAACAGGACACGGGATATTACCACGTTCCCGTAGAATTCAAGTATATGGAGGTATAACACATGGCAACTATCGGTTTGCGCGATCTTTACCGCGCGCCCATCACTATTGACGACACAGGCAAAGAAACCTATGGAACGCCCGTCCGGATGGCAAAGGCTATTTCGGCGGAACTGTCCGTGGAGGTTGCCGAAGCGATCCTTTACGCCGACGACGGCGCGGACGAAATCGTAAAAGAATTCGTATCCGGCGAAATCGTTTTGAACGTCAACGACCTTCTGCCCGCTGACCTTGCGGCATTGCTGGGGCAGACGCAGGACGACGACAACGTTGTTTACGGCGGCGAAACCGACGAAGCACCGTACTTCGCAATCGGCTTCCGCGCGAAGAAGGCGGGCGGACAGTACAAGTATATTTGGCTTTACAAAGTAAAATTCGCTATCCCCGACGAAAGCTACACCACGAAGGGCGATAGCATCGAATTTTCTACGCCCGAAATTACAGGGCAGTTTATCAAGCGTTCTGACGGCTTGTGGAAGGCTGAACACGTCGCCGCGCCCGATAATGCGGTGGCGGCAAGCTGGTTTACTACCGTCCGAGAGCCTAACAACAGCGCGGCTTAACAACGAAATACGGAAAGGGGGCATGGCGGGAAGTCCGGACGATAGGGCTTCCCGCCTTATTATGCTATGAGCGCAATTAAAGACGGACGTTTCCCGATCATGCTGGATAAGGAAAGACACCTTCTTTTCAGCCTTAATGCGATCGACGAAATGCAAGATAAATTCGGCGGCTTTGATCGCCTTGATACTATGCTTTCCGGAAAGGACGGCATTAAAAATCTTCGCTGGCTTTTGACCGTGCTTTTGAATGAGGGTGCGGAAGAGGGCGAAGCGGAACTTACCGAAAAACAGGTGGGACGGCTTATTCACACGGGCAATTTTGCCGACGTGAAATCGTCCATCTTCAAAGCGTTTTCTATGGGCAACAACGGCACGGAAGAACCGCCCGAACGTGACGACGACGAAGAGGACGACGAAGAGGAAAACGGAAAAAACGCGGACGCGGGCAAGGAATAATCGACCTTGCCCGCCTTCTTTATATCGGCGTTACGCTTCTTCGGTGGAGCGAAGCCGAAGTATGGCGCATGACACCGTATAAAATCTTGACGCTTTTCAAAATACACAAAGAATTCAATCCGGATCGCTTCAAGCCCGATCCGAAGGAAGTTGATATTGACGACGTGTTAGGGGGGATATAAGTGGCTAAAGAAGAGCAGATCAAGCAAAAAATCATAGTCGAGGGCGAAAAGGAATATCGCGCCGCTTGCAAAGAAATAAATTCTTCCCTTCGCGAAATCGGATCAGAGATGAAGCTGGCTTCGGAAGAGTTCGCCGACAATGCCGACAGTATCGAAGCCCTAACCGCAAAACAAAAGACGCTTCAAAAGCAGTTCGACGAACAGGCAAAAAAAGCGGCGGCGGCGGAAGCGGCGCTTGAAAAGTTGCGGAAAGCTGGTATCGAGCCGACAAACCCAGCGTATCAGAAAATGCAGACCAACCTAAGCAACACCAAAGCCGACATGATTAAAATTCAACGTGAGATCGACGACACTTCAAAGAAGTTGAAATCTTCGAAGGTTGATTGGGAAAGCGTCGGCGAAGCGGTGGGTAAAGCGGGAAAGGCTATCGGCGCGGCAGTAACCGCAATGGGCGCGGCTATCGGCGCGGCGGCGGGTGCGTTCTTCGGGCTTGCAGAGGAAACGCGCGAAGCCCGCGAAAACATGGGCAAACTTGAAACCAGCTTCACAACGGCGGGACATTCGGCGGAGGATGCGAAAAACACCTATACGGAATTGTACGGCATTCTTGGCGACGACGGACAGGCGACCGAAGCCGCCGCCCACCTTGCGAAGCTGACCACGAACGAAAAAGAACTTTCGGAGTGGACAAATATTTGCACGGGCGTTTACGCGACCTTCGGCGACAGCTTGCCGATCGAAGGCTTGACCGAAGCGGCGAACGAAACAGCGAAAACGGGCGCGATCACGGGAAGCCTTGCGGACGCGCTGAATTGGGCGGGCGTTTCGGAAGATGAATTTCAAGCAAAACTTGACGCTTGCACTTCGGAGCAGGAGCGGCAAGCCCTTATTACGGAAACGTTGAACGGGCTGTATTCCGAAGCGGCGGACAAATACAGAGAAGTAAACGGCGACATTATCGCCGCGCAGGAAGCGACGGCGAAGTTTAACGACGCGCTGGCGGCGCTGGGTGCGATTGCAGAGCCGATTATAACAAAGCTGAAACAGCTTGCGGCGGAACTTTTGCAGGAAATAACGCCGTTTGTCGCCTTGATAGGTGAAGGATTGACGGGCGCGCTTTCCGGCGCGGAAGGTGCGGCGCAACAGTTTACAGACGGATTGCTGGGGCTTGTGACGTTCGCGGTTGAAAAACTGGCGGAACTATTGCCGACATTTATAGAATTCGCTTTTCAGATGATCGCGACGCTGGCGCAGGGTATCGCACAGGCGTTACCGACGCTTGTTCCGGCGCTTGTTCAGCTTGTCGTGGACGTTGTGCAAGTGCTGATCGACAATATCCCCATGCTGATTGACGCGGCTTTACAGCTTGTTACAGGGCTGGCACAAGGCATTATCGACGCGATCCCCGTTCTGATTGCGGCGTTGCCGACGCTGATTACAAGTCTTATTGACGGGTTATTGTCCGCAATCCCGCAGATCATTCAAGCGGGTATCGACCTTTTGACGGCGCTGGTTACTGCCCTTCCGGAAATCATAACGGCGATCGTTGCCGCAATTCCGGAAATCATAAACGGCATTATTACGGCACTTATGGAAAATATACCGCTTATCATTCAAGCGGGTATTGATCTTCTTGTCGCGCTGATACAGGCGCTTCCGCAGATTATAACGACGATCGTTCAAGCGATCCCGCAGATCATCAGCGGAATTGTTGACGCGCTGATCGGAAACATCGACCAAATCATTATGGCGGGCGTACAGCTATTCGTGGCGCTCATTCAGAACTTGCCGCAAATCATCGTTGAAATTGTTGCGGCGATCCCGCAGATTATAACGGGCATTGTCGGCGCGATCGGCGATCTTGGGTATATGCTTGTCGAGGCGGGCGGAAACCTTCTTCGCGGCTTGTGGGAAGGTATCAGCGGCGCGGCTTCGTGGCTATGGGAACAGGTATCCGGCTGGGCTTCGGGGCTTGTGAACGGCATTAAAAACTTCTTCGGCATACATTCCCCGTCAACGGTATTCGCTGAAATCGGCGGCAACATGGCGGACGGCGTGGGCGTAGGCTTCGGCGACAGCATGGACGGCGTATCGTCTGATATGACCGCCGCAATGGGCGGAGCGGGCGAACTGACCGCCGCCGAAGCGGTGCGCGCGGTGAATGACGGTATTCTTGCGAATATCGAAGGACTTTCCGGCGCGGTAAATGCGATCGTCGAGCGGGTTATAACGGGACTGACCGCACAGGCGCAAAGACTAAATCAAGCCGGACAGGACTTCGACAAGAATATTGCTTCCGGCATGATAACGGCAATCGTTCAGATTACGCAAAAAATCCCGCAGATTGTTCAAAGTACGATTACAGCTTTTACGGCGCAACATCAAAAGTTTGTGCTGGAGGGGCAGAACATCGACAAGAGCATTGCACAGGGCATGGTGGCGGGTATTCCGGAAATTACGTCGAAAGTTCCGCAGATTATCCAGCCGATTATTACGGCGCTTCGTTCCTTCGTATCCGATTTCACGGACGCGGGCGAAGAGATGGTGCGCGGTATTTGGCAGGGCTTCCAGAATATGCGCGGGTGGCTTGAAAGCAACGTCCGCGACATGATGGAAGATATTGTCGCCGCCGTTGAGGATGAAATGGACATTGCTTCCCCGCCGAAGGTATTTGCGGGTATCGGCGAATACATGGCGCAGGGCTTGGGCGAAGGCTTCGCCCGTGAAATGCGCGGCGTTGAAAAGACGATCCGCCGTGAAACCGCGTCCGCCGTTCCGGAATATCGCCGGACAGATACACGAAACACCGACCGACAGAGCGCGCCGAACGTCAACGTTACGCAAAACATCTATGCGAACGAAACCAGCTACGCGAAGCAACAGCGGGAAGCGGCGCGGCAGTTTAGACAAATTGCGCGGGAGGTTATGGCATGAGAGCAAAAGAAAAATTGACCTACACAAACGAGCGCGGGGAAAGCATAGAGTTTTCCCCCGCTTCTTTGTATCATGTGAACTTCAAGGACGTTGTGGGCTTGTCTGACGTGCGGAACGCGATTTACAGCACAAACAGCATGGGACAGGACGGCGACACGTACTTGGGCTATCGTATCGAAAGCAGGAATATTGATATTGTCGGCTTCATCAAAGAGAGGGACAGACAGGCGGCGCAGAGTTTACGACGACAAATGAACAGGGTATTAAATCCGCAATACGAAGCAACGTTGACGTATGAATTCGGCGACTTCAAGCGGGTTATCGGTTGCAAGATCGACGACGCGCCGTTGTTCACGCGAAAACCGATCTTCGAGCAATTCGCCGTCAATCTTACTTGCCTTAATCCGTTTTGGCGGGAAGAAGCGGAAACGCGCGAAGATATAGCAACGTGGATCGGCGGCTTTGAATTCCCCGTTCCGGATGGGCTGGAACTTTACGACGGATGGGAAATCGGTTATCGCCAGCCTTCGCTGATCGTCAACGTGTTTAATTCCGGCGACGTGAAAAGCGGTATCCGAATTGAGTTCCGCGCGCTGGGCGAACTGACAAATCCCCAGCTTTTGAACGTAGATACGCAAGAGTTTATCAAGCTGAATATCGCGCTTCAAGCGGGCGACGTGCTTTCCGTATCGACCGGATACGGCGAAAAAGCGGTAAAGCTGAAACGCGACGGCGCGACGATTGACGCATTCCGCTATCTTGACGTGGATAGTTCATATTTACAGCTTGCCGTGGGCGACAATCTTTTCCGCTATTCGGCGGATACAAACGCGGAAAATCTCGAAGTATCAATCTATCATAATAACCTTTATTTGGGGGTGTAATGATGGAATTATACGTTTACAATCGGGAAATGACGCTTCAAGGGATCGTCGAAAAGATTTCTTCGTTGATATGGACGCGCCGTTATTGGACTTGCGGCGAATTCAAATTGCTTGTTCCCTTCACCGAAGATCACGCCCGCTTGCTGGTGAAGAATAATATCATTGTCAAGCGCGGCGGCAAGGAAGCGGCGGAAATCCGGTACACGCACATAACGAAGAATTCGCAGGGCATGGAGGAAATCGAAGTGCAAGGCAAATTCCTTCTTTCGTGGATCGGAAAACGCGTCGTTACAAAACAAATCATAACACAGGACACGACACAGAATATTTTGTATGCCATTGTTCGGCAGACTTGCACGGAAGCGGGCGCGTTCCGCAATATTCCGAATTTCAGCATTGCGGCAGACGACGCGGACACCGGAAGCGGCACGATTGATTACACGTCCGAAGCGTTCGTAAATGCCCAGCTTGCGGCGGAAACGGCGGCAAAGGCGGCAAAGCTGGGAATGCGGGTTATCACAGACACGCGCGCGGGCGCGCATACGTTTTCCGTTTACAAAGGGCGCGACCTTACGGCGGGCAACGCCGAAGGAAACGCGCCTTGTATCTTTTCGCAGGAATTCGACAACATCGTTGAACAGGAATACACAAACAGCGTTGAAAACTTGAAATCAACGGCGTATGTCGGCGGCGAAGAGAAAGAAGGCGTTGCGCGGAAGGTTGCGGAAGTAGGCAGTTTGGCAGCAGGATTGGAGCGGGACGAAGTTTTCATAAATGCAACGGATATTGTGCAGGAATATGAGGACGAAAACCAGCAGACGATCACGCTTACCGACGCGCAATATTTAGCGCTTCTTTCAGCGCGCGGCGCGGAAGAGTTAGAACAATACGCCGAAACGCTGGCGTTCGGATCGAAGATCAACACTAACGCGAATTTGCAATACGGCGTTGATTACGACTTGGGCGACCGTGTTACTTGTATCAATAAGCGCTGGAACGTCCGCATTGACGTTCGTATAACGGAAATTGCGGAAACCTACGAAACGAGCGGCGAAGAAATCGACATAACCTTCGGCGAAAGTTTGCCAGCCTTGCTGACACAAATTCGGCAGATTACAAAATAAAGGGGTGCAGACATGGAAAAATCGAGTTTCTTTAACAGCGTTTCGCACGATCGCACGTACAAGGCGGAAGATTGGGCGGAATACTTCGCTTCGTTTATCGGGAACGGCGTTTTCCCCGTCCCGTCAACGGGGCTTCAAGTGCTAATCAGTAGCGGGATGGACGTTATTGTAAAGACGGGAAAAGCGTGGATCAACGGCTATTTCTACAACAACACAAGCGACCATACGATCACGATTGCGACGGCGGACGGACAGTTAAACCGCATTGATCGCGTTGTCGTCCGATGGGACTTGACAAACAGGACGATCACGGCGGCGGTTAAATCTTCCGCATTCAGCGCTTCGCCTTCCGTGCCCGCGTTGCAGAGGGACGCGGATATTTACGAACTTGCGCTTGCGGATATTTACGTGGGTGCGGGCGTTACCGCAATCACGCAAGGCAATATAACCGATCTTCGCCTTGATACTTCCGTTTGCGGCGTTGTGGCGGCAGTTGTCGAGCAGATCGACACGGAAGCATTTAACGCCCAGCTTCAAGCGTGGTTTGCTGATTATCAGAGCCTTTCGGCGGCGGAATACAATTCGCTTGTATCGTACATGAATTCGCTAAAGTTGCAGGGCAACACGCAATACGACGCGTTCGAACAGCACATGGCGGCTTTCGAAATACAGGCGGCGGCAGACTTTAACGCGTGGTTCGAAGGGCTTCAAGACGTGCTGGACGAAAACGCCGCAACAAATCTTTTGAATATCACAAATGCGCTTGACGCGCGCGTTGACTTGATCGAACTTGTGCTTTTCAACGATATTTCCGACAATCCGTTTTTGATCCTCTTTGCCGACCTTGACGGCATTTCGTCAACAGGCATTTGGAACGAAGCGTTGCAGAGGATCGAATGTTGACGCGGTACGCTTGCACGGCGGCGGAATTGTCGTGCGTGATCGGAAATATCTTCGCGGAACTTTCCCCGCCTTGCGAGGAATGCGGCGTGGAGCGGGTAACGATCAAAGGAACAACGGTAACAGGGAACGCGGCAACGCTGACTATTACCGAAGTAGGCTTCATCTTCGACGGGTGCGCCGACGATACCGCCTTGATCGGGAAAATGCGGAAGGAACGGTGCATATATGCAGAAACAGGAAAGAAAAGAACCGTCGGAATTCAATGTAATTGTGAAGGCGAAAGACCTTGTAAAACACACCTTCACGATAACCAATTCGACAGAGAGATTTCCGAAGAAGTACCGCTTTACGCTTGTGAACAGGATACAGGATAAAGCGGTGGACATTTTCGAATGCGTCCTTGAAGCGAACGAATTAGACCTTCGGGACGCGCAGGAATACAGACAACGGCAGAAGCTACAAGCAAAGGCGCTGACCTATTGCAAGGAGCTTCTATTTTTCATAGAGCTTTCGCAGGAAATGGGCTTTATTTCTATGAGCAGTTGCGAATATTGGAGCAAAATGGCGCTTGAAGTAAAGTATATGACTACCGCGTGGAAAAAGCGGGACAAAGCGAGGGCTTGAAAAACGTTTGGGGTACATCTTGTTACGCCTAATTCGTCGAACGCGAACAACGTCCGCAACGTCAACACGGACGGCACGTTGAACAACAACAACGCTTACAACGGGAACAGGGGCGTTCGCCCGCTTTGATGGAACACGCGATCGAGTAGGCGCAAGCCGAAAGCAGAATACCATCATCAAAGGAAGGTGTATCCCGTCGCCGCTATCCACGGCGGGGACAAATACAGGATCGCCGATACCGGAGCATACCGCCTTCGGGCGGCTGGCAAAGGTTATAAACAGCGAGGATTTTTTATTATGACAGATTTTGAAAAGATATACAGCTTCGAAAGCCTGTACTATGCCTACCGAAAGGCGCGGCAAGGCAAAAGGTGGAAAGGAGCGGCGGCAAAGTTTGAAGTAAACCTTCTTGAAGCATTAAACCTTTTGAGCGCGCAGATCAGAACAAAGCACTATACAATGTCGCAATACAATACGTTTGAAGTGTACGAACCGAAAAGGCGCGTCGTTATGTCAAACAGCTACAAAGATAAAGTGGTTCAACATTCGCTTTGTGATAATGTGCTTGAACCGATCTTTACGCGTTCATTCATACGCGACAATTACGCTTCACAGGTGGGAAAAGGTACGCACTACGGATTAGACAGGCTTCAAGAATTTATGCGGAGGTTTTACCGGAAAAACGGGGTTGACGGCTGGGTTTTGAAGTGCGATATTTCAAAGTATTTCTATTCGATCCGGCACGACGTTTTGAAAACCTTAATCCGCGAAAAGATTTCCGATCCGGACGTTTTATGGCTTGTCGATCTTATTATCGACAGTACAGAAGGCAACGTCGGAATACCGATCGGAAATCAGACTTCACAGCTTTTCGCCCTTCTCTACCTTGACGGGCTGGATCACTTCGTAAAAGAAAAGCTGGGTATCAAATATTATGGGCGTTATATGGACGACTTCTTTTTAATTCATCAAGATAAAGAATATTTGCGGCATTGCCGCGAAGAGATAGAAGCGTTCGTACAGGCGCGCGGGCTTTCGCTGAATGCGAAAACGAATATCTTTCCCTTGAAGCACGGTATTGATTTCTTGGGCTTCCATACATATTTAGTCGAAAGCGGCGCGGTGATCCGGAAGGTACGCCGACGCAGTAAAAACAATATGAAGAGGAAGTTAAAGAAGTTTGCCGCCCTTTATGCGGCGGGACGGATTGACGAAAAGACGATCGAACAATCCTATAAAAGCTGGAGAGGACACGCCGAAAAGGGAAACAGTTATCACTTGATCCGGCGAACGGATCACTATTACAACAGTTTATTCAAATCAAAGGAGGCGGAACAATGTCAAAAGCATTAAGTTCACTTGCGGTGGGTGCAAAAGTCGAAGTTCCGGTATTGTCGGCGTACCAATCGCGCTTCGGTGCGAAAATCGTTTTCAAGATCGCCGACAAAAACCATTCGGGCTATCCGTCAAATTCTGTAACGCTGATTGCTGAAAAAATAATTCAGCTTATGTGTTCCGACGCAAAAGAGCCGAGCAACAGCAACAGCGACCGGAAGAGTTACGGAAACAACAGGCATATTCATTCAAATATTTTGCAATGGCTGAACAGCAACGCAACGGCGGGTAATTGGTACAGCGCAAAGCACAGCGCAGACGCGCCGCCGACAAACGCGAACGTATATCAGAATTACAACGAATACGACGCGTGGGCGGGCTTTCTTGCAATGCTTGATCCGAAGTTCGTAGCAGAACTTCAAGAAACAACGCTGACCGTTGCGAAATCTTCAACAGACGGCGGAAGTTATGAAACGTTCGTAGCAAAAATGTTCCTTGCGTCCACTACGGAAGTGGGGCTTGCGAATGAAAACGGGATCGCGGAAGGTTCTTTGCTTGCCCTATTCAGCAACGACGCTTCCCGCGTCGCTTACCCTACGGCGGAATGCGTGAGCAATTCAGAATACACAAGTACAAGTTTGGCAACATCAAAGGGCTGGTATTGGTGGCTTCGTACGCCTTATTCGTCGATCGCGTACAGCGTCCGCAGCGTCCTCGCGGGCGGCACGTTGAACTACTACAACGCTTACGACGGGTTCAGGGGCGTTCGCCCGCTTTGTAATCTTAAATCTTCAATCTTGGTATCTGACAGCCCTAACGCAAGCGGAAATTATGAAATTATCTATAATGCCGCACCTTCCGCGCCTTCTGGCATTACAGCGCCAGCAACAGCATACAGCGGACAGAACATCGAAGTTTCTTGCGCGGCGGCGACCGATCCGGACGACGACGCGCTGACGTACGTTTTCGAACGTTCCTATAACAGCGGCGCGTGGACGCAAGTTCAGAGTTCCGCAAGCAGGACGTTCACGGAAGCGGTATCGACGGCGTGGAACACATTAAAATACCGCGTCCGCGCAAAGGACAGTTACGGCAATTATTCCGCATACACCACAAGCGGCGATATTGCGGTGGTGCATAACCAGCCGCCCGTAATCAGCGGCGCAAACGCCGATCTTGGCGTGAAGCGCGAAGATTTCACCTTCGAATATAGCGTAACCGATCCGGACAATGACATTGTAAACGTCGTTGAAGCGATCGACGGCGTGACAATCGGCACGAAGAACGCTATCGAGCTGGGCGAAGCGCTTGTGCTTTCCGTCGCCGGAAACGCATTTACCGCGCTGACAAACGCCGCGCACACAATCACGATCACGGCGACCGACAGCGCCGGAAACAGCGCCATCCGTACTCTGACCTTTACGAAGTCGATTTCCGGCTTCGTTATCACACTGACAGAGCCGATGGAAGCAGAGAGCCAGCCGACGCGGTGCAATATCGCCGTAACGCGCGACATTCCCGCTGGCGGCGAATTCAAGGTTGAAGTATGCAATAATCCTTACGACGCAACGCCCGTATGGGAGGATTGCACGAACGCCGTAATTCAAGGCACGGCGCACGTATTCGAGAATACCGCAAACACAGTGGCGCAATACGGCTTGAATATCCGCGTAACGGTAAATCGCGGCGACGCGCTGACCGCTTGCTGGGTATCGGGGATCGGGGGTAATTTCGAATGATTATCAAGGGAAAAGGCATAAACGCCGAAGTCAAAAAGGATATGAAGGAATTAAAAGCGGCGGAGGAAAAAACCGCCGCTTTGCTTTCCCTTTCCTTTCAAGCGCAGATCGTACAGGATCGGGCGGCGGGAACGAATGTCGTTACCGACGAAATGATCCTTCAATCGGCGGAAGTAATCGCATACGAAGAATTCAAAGACAACCATTATTACGGCACGATCGGCGAAATCTTCCGGCACGGCGGTTATTATTACGAAGTAATCGCGGCGCACACTTCCAACGCGACCGCGTATCCAGTCGAAACGACCTTCGCATATTATCGCCATATCGAGATCAGCGCAAGCGGCACGATTGACGATCCGATCCCGTATCCGGAAACGGCGGGAATTGTCGTCAACGTCGAAAAGGGTAAATATTACAGCTACAAAGGCGAAGTTTACCTTGCAACGGCAGATATGCCGAATTGTGTATATCCGCCCGATACGGCTGGAATGTGGCAATGGGAAAAAGTCGAGCAGGAGGAATAAACCGTATGAACGAAGGAATTTTGACCGCCCTTTCCGTTATCAGTACGCTTTGCGCTATTGTGTTCGGATACCTTGCATTCGTCCGTAACAGGGACAGTGACAAGGAAAAGGAAGCAAAGAGCGACGCAACAATTCTTACGGAATTGGGCTATATCAAAGGCGGCATTGACGACGTAAAGGCAGAACAGCGGGAACAGCGAAAGACGAATACCGATTTTGTCGGAAGGCTTGTTTCCGTTGAAGCGTCTGCAAAACAGGCGCACAAGCGACTTGACCATATCGAACACCGAATGGATCAAACAGAATAACAGGACAGCGGTGGGACTTCCCGCCGCTTCCCTTTTTCAAAGGGGGTTTTACACATGAGCAACAGCGCGCTTGTAACATATACGAAAATCACAAAGAACAAAACAAGCCCGCGAAATCACGCGATCGACACGATCACAATTCATTGCATCGTCGGACAATGGACGGCAAAGCAGGGTTGCGACTACTTCGCGACGACCGATCGGCAATGTTCTTCAAATTACGTTGTCGGCAAGGATGGATCAATCGGGCTTTCCGTCGATGAAAAGGATCGTTCTTGGTGCAGTTCGAACAGGGACAACGACAACAGGGCAATCACGATCGAGGTTGCAAGCGATACTTCCCATCCCTACGCCGTGACCGCCGAAGCATACGCGGCGCTTCTTGACCTTGTAACCGATATTTGCAAACGAAACGGGATCAAACGCCTTTTGTGGAAGGCGGATAAATCCTTGATCGGAAAGCCGGATCAACAGAACATGACCGTTCACCGATGGTTTGCAAATAAGGCTTGCCCAGGCGATTACCTTTACAACAGGCATTCCGAAATTGCGGCGGAGGTAAACAAACGGCTGGGCGTTGCGGATACCGAAGCAGACGCGCCGACCGAAACCGAAAAGCCGACTTCCGGAGCGAAGGCGCTTTACAAGGTGCAGACGGGCGCATTTAAGAACAAGTCGAACGCGACCGCGCTTCAAAAGAAGCTGGACGCGGCGGGCTTTGATACCTACCTTGTGAACGTCGGCGGGCTTTACAAAGTTCAAGTGGGCGCATACAGCGTGAAGGCGAACGCCGAAGCAATGAAAAAGAAGCTGGCGGCGGCGGGCTATGCCGACGCGTTCATTGTATCTTCGAGCGGGACGGCGGCGGCTATCGAAGCCGGAAGCAAAGTCCGCGTGAACAACGGCGCGAAAACCTACGACGGAAAGAGCCTTGCGGCGTTCGTCTATAAACGGGATCACGTCGTTAAAGAAGTATCCGGCGATCGCGCCGTCATTACATACGGCGGCGTTGTCGTCGCGGCGGTAAATACCGCTGATCTTTCGCTTATCTAACATGCGTGTAACGCATAAGCGCGTTGCGTTGCACGGGTGTAACGCGTTTAACGCATTGAAAGGGGGACAAATGAAAATCAAAATCAAATCGAGCCGTGGGAAGCGCGTAAAGAAGCGCGCTTCCTTCTTTTCTGCTGATACACGCTTTGCGACAAAAGCGATCGTCGTTATCGCGATCACGACGGCGGTTTTTATCGTCGCGCAATACGTTTCCTTCCTCATTACAGGGGCGGAACAAACGGCGCTGATCGACGCGTATTTCAACGCGGTTGTTATCGAGTGCGGCGCGCTGATGGTGAAGCGCGTTTCCGAAGTGATTGTCGGCAGGATTAAGAAACAAGAGAACATCGACACAACAACAGACGAAAGCGAGGGTTTATAAATGATTGATATTACCACCGTAATTGAAGCCGTCCTTGCGCTGATCGGCGCGCTGATTACCGCTTTTCTGATCCCGTGGATCAAGAACAAGACCGGCGCGGAAAAGCTGGAGCAGATCGAACTATGGGTAACGGTTGCCGTTGAAGCCGCCGAACAGATTTACACCGGAAGCGGCAAGGGCGCGCAGAAGAAAGCATACGTGCTTGAATTCCTTAATAGCAAGGGCTTTGATCTCGATTGGGAAGAAATCGACATGATGATCGAAAGCGCCGTTTTCAATCTTCCCGCCTATTTCGCCGTGGCTGAAACCGAAGCCGACAGCGGCGGCGCGGAAGTAAATAACTAACACCGACAGCGCCGTTCGTGCTTCCCCTTTCACACGATACGGCTTGACGGCGGCGGGCGGCTTGCCCGTCGATAAATAACCGCCGCCGCCTTCCGACGCAAAACACCGGATCGCGGCGGCTTTTTCTTTTTGGGAGGATATACACAATGGCAAATCTTGAAAAGTTTATTGCACATCTTGAAGAGGAAGTCCGGAACGGATCAATCTATGTTTGGGGCGCGCAGGGGCAGGGCGCGGACGTTATCAGCGAAGAGTGGATCAAAAAGCGGGAAACTTCCGCAAACAACGCCGCCCGCGCGATTAAGCTATGGAAAAAGCGCGTTGCAGAGGGCTTCGGCGCAAGGCTTCGCGCTTTTGATTGTTCGGGGCTGGGAATGGCGTTTTTGCAGAATGAAGAAAAGATTGTTTCTTCCGACATGAACGCCCACGGCATGATGGGAAAATGCGAACAGATCGGAAAAGCTGATCTTCGGCGCGGCGATTGGGTTTTCAAGGTATCGGGCGGCAGGGCTTCCCATATCGGTTATATCGTGGACGACGAATTAAACGTCATTGAAGCAAAGGGGCGCGATTACGGCGTTATCAAGTCCCCATTGAGCAAAGGAAGCTGGAACAGGTACGGGCGACCGTCCTATTTCAAAAACGATATTGTCGGAGCGGGCGACGAAACCGCCGCGCCTTCCGGCTGGATCGTCCGCCGCTTGCTGAAATTCGCTTCGCCCATGCTTCGCGGCGACGACGTGCGCGAACTTCAAAAGCGGCTTATCGCTCGTGGCTATGCTTGCGGGCGTAGCGGTGCGGACGGCATTTTCGGACGTGACACGCAAGCCGCCGTTCGAGCCTTTCAAGGATCGGCGCGCTTGACCGTTGACGGCAAGGCGGGACGGCAGGCAGTAACCGCGCTGGGCGGCGAATACAAAGCATAAAAATTCCCCCGTGCGGGCTTTTTCGAGCCTTCACGGGGGCTTTTTTGTTTGGGTTATCCGGTTGTCGTTCCCCACACATACGCAAGATGGATAATGTCGGCGTAATTCCTTATGCTGTCAACGTCGGATACGGGAATTCGGGTAAACCGCTTCTTCGCAACGTCGATACCGTCGAAGCGGGGATCGTCTGCAAGCGTCTTTCCGTCCTTCGCGGAAATCGTCAATTCGATATAGTGGGATTGACCGGAAAATTTCAAGCGGCAAAAACAAAGTTTATACGCGTCGGCGGTAATGATCTTCGTGTAATCGGCGGTATCTTCGAGCGCCAGCGCGGAAACGTCAATGCCGTTCTTTTCGAGAATATCAAAGACGATGGCGGCGGCAACGTCGTTATCATGGTTGACAGCGGCTTCCGTTTCGGCGGGGTTTTCGGATACTTCAATCTTCCCGCCGCCGTACTTAACGTTAAAAGGAAATTCGGCTTCCTTCGCGGCGGCGGGCTTAACCTTCGCGCGGACACCAACAAACGCGCACGCGGCGGCTATAACAACACCACACACGCCAGCGCCGATACTGCCTTCCGCGAATAGCGGGAAAGAGCATACAAGGAACAATCCGGCGACCGCAAACAATATAATACGCTTCTTCATAATGAGCATTCCCCCTTGAACACGGATAAAAGCAAGGCAGAATTTACCCATTCTGACCTTTAACACAATTATACGCCTTCCGCGCGGTAAAATCAAGAATAAAGCGGAATAATAACACACGAAGCGGCAAAGAACAGCACAGAAAGGGGGCGACGGTTGCGAATGAAGATTTACGACTATAACGGTAAAAAGAATATATGCGGCGACCGCTTGCGGGAAGCCCGCGTCGTCCGCCGCCTTCGACAAGAGGATTTAGCCGCGAAAATTCAGATCGAAGGCGTGAACATGGAGCGGGACAGCATAAGCCGGATCGAGATTGGAACGCGCTTCGTATCTGACTTCGAATTGAAGATATTTGCAAAGGTGCTGGGTGTTTCTGTAAATTGGCTTTTAGGCATAGACGAATAACGGCGACGGGATCATTCCCGCCGCCTTTTATTTTTTTGCGCTTGACATATACGCACGTATATATTATAATGAGTACACGACACGAACGGAGGGAACGACGTTGAACAAGGATTATACAGCGCAAAAGAAACATATTCGGACGCATTACGCCCGCTTCCCGCTTGACCTTCGACCGGAAGTGCTGGAGGAATTCAAGAAGGCTTGCGAGAAGAACGGAACGACACCGACGACAGAAATAAAGAAGTTTATTGCTTCGTATTGCGCGGCGGCGAATAGTTGATGATCGAGCGGGGCGGCTGGTATGCCGCCCTTTTGTTTATTGGTACAGGGAGGAACGACAATGCACAAACATTTGACATGGACGGATCGGCTTAAAATCGAAAAAGGGTTGAAAGAGGGCTTGAAGCCGTTGCAGATCGCCGCCCGCTTGCACGTCCACAACACGACAATTTACAGGGAACTAAAGCGCGGCACATATACGCATTTGAATTCCGACTTGACGACCGAAGAACGCTATTCCCCAGAAATTGCCGAAGCCCGCTATCGGGAAAACCTTTCGGCGAAGGGTGGCGATCTCAAAATCGGCAACGATCGCGAATTGGCGGACTATATCGAATACAAGATACTTGAAGAAGGATATTCCCCCGCCGCCGTTGTTGCAGAAATAAAACTGCTGGGGCTATCCTTTCAAACGTCTATTTGCGAAAAGACGATTTACAACTATATCGACAAGGGTATATTCCGCCGATTGACGCGCAAAGACCTACCGGAAAAAGGCGAACGGAAGCGCAGTTATAAGCAAGTGAAAGCGGCGCGCCCGCCGAAGGGGGAAAGCATAGAAAACCGCCCGAAGGAAATAAACGATCGCGTTTCCTTCGGGCATTGGGAAATGGATTGCGTCGCGGGGCGGAAAAGAACGCGCCGCGCCTTGCTTGTGCTTTCGGAGCGGTTGACGCGACGGGAAATCATCATTCCGATAAAGGACATGACGGCGGCTTCCGTTGTCGCCGCGCTGAATAAGCTGGAACGGAAATACGGAAAGCGTTTTTCAAAGGTGTTCAAAAGTATTACCGTGGACAACGGATCGGAATTTTCCGATTGCGCCGGAATAGAAAGTTCCGTGCTTCGCGTCGGCGCAAAGCGGACGACCGTTTATTACTGCCATCCGTACAGCGCATACGAAAGAGGGACGAACGAAAATATAAACAAGATGATCCGGCGCTTCTTGCCGAAGGGAACGGACTTCCGCAAAGTAACCGCCGCATATATTCAGAGAGTAGAAACGTGGATCAATAATTATCCGCGCGAAGTTTTAGGCTTCGATACGTCGGAAAATCTCTTTAACAGATACCTTGCGGAAGCGGCTTGAAGAGGATTAAAAAATTTTTTAGTTTTTTCTGCTTTTACTCTTGACTTTTGCGCCGAACATGCAAAAATATTCATGTATGTCCGGCCATGGGCGGCTTACAGCGCGGCTTTCAGCTTTTCGGCCAAATCAAGCTGCTCCCACGGCATGGCGGGATCGCCAAAGTGGCCGTAGGACGCGGTGCGGCGGTATATGGGCCGGCGGAGATCGAGCGCGCGGATTATGGCCTCCGGCCTGAGGTCAAAGCTGCGGCGCACGGCGGCAAGCAGCTTATCCTCGTCCACCGTACCAGTGCCGAACGTGTCTATAAATACGGATACGGGCTCCGCCACGCCTATCGCGTAAGCCAGCTGCAATTCGCAGCGCTTGGCAAGGCCCGCGGCAACTATATTCTTGGCAATGTAGCGCGCGGCATAGGCTGCGCTGCGGTCAACCTTTGTGGGGTCCTTGCCGCTGAAGGCTCCGCCGCCGTGGCGTGCAAAGCCGCCGTATGTATCAACTATTATCTTGCGCCCTGTCAGGCCGCTGTCCCCGTGCGGGCCGCCTATTACGAAACGTCCTGTCGGGTTGACCAGAATGTGTGCGTCGTTCGCAAGCAGAGCCTTGGGGATAACGGGTTTTATAACTTCGCTATAAATGGCGTCCTTCAGCATGGCCTGCGTTGCATCCGCGCTGTGCTGCGTGGAAACGA